CTACCAGTAGATCCTTCTTCTGATCCCCACTCTTTACGAGTACGAGATAGTTGGTCACGTGCTACAGAAGGTTCAACTTCTGATATATGTGCACCTTGATGTGGTTCTGCTAATGGTCTATTCTTATCAGCTCTAAAGTCAGCTTCTCCTTGACGGAGTTGTGCTATACCAGCTTTAACTGTTTGGTCATCTAAGCTTTTATTTCTAGATACGATCTGATCTATTGCTTCTTTGCTACCCTTTTTTAAAGTATAAGCAATACCATCAAATAGTAATCCTATTCCCATACCTTCTACGATGTTTTTAACTTTCATCATAACAGGATGGTCAGTATCCTTTGTAGCTAGTGGGGTATCAGCCCAACCATATCTATCACGTAGTGCACCTAATGCGTTCTGTTCATCTGATTCTTTAGATATAAGATCAGACACAGCTCCAACAGCTGCACCACGAGCTAGGCTACTGCTAGCAAGTCCTACTAAACCAGCTGGTATAGAAACTATGCCGGTAGCTGCTGCTGCCTTAGCTGCTGCTATAGTGCCGACTGCTAGAGATCCAAAATGTACAAGACCTCTGAGTTGTTTCCCCCACCATGTCTTAGTTTCGATCTTGCAAGCCGCCAGATAATATAGACTGTCCCTCTTTAATGAGTGCCTTAGCACCCCAAGTTTCAGCATTACGTGGATCGACTTGTTCAGATACTGCCTGCTCTTCAGCTGTATTAACTGCTTCTTGTTTAAGTAACTTCTCTTGACGCCTAGCTTCAAAATCATCTATAGCGTTTCGAGCTACTTCAACTCCAGCAGTTATGTCATCTTCATTTATTTGATAGTTGCCACCTGAGTAGGAGTCGCTCATCGTTTAAATCTTCCTGTTCTTTTTGTAGGTTCTTCTTTTGTAATACCTTTTTCTAAATCACTTAAAATAACCTTAGCTATCTGTGGAGTTAGATTATGTAGTTGTGCCATGGTATAAGTCTTAAGTCGAGGAAATAGCTCATTAACTGCTTCTTGTTCCTGTGGACTAAAGGTTGTAAGTTTAGTTGTAACTTCACCACCTTGGACTGACATACCACGTATCGAGTTCATTCGATTTAGTTTATATCGTATAAGTTCAAAAGCAAGATAGTCTTGAAAATTTGCATCAAACTTTTGACCTTCTGGTATAATTCTTTTTAATGCACCATTGTTGGCATCAAATAGCTCTGTTAACTCTTTACCAGTTATACCATACCTACCTAGCTTCATGTTAGGGTGCTTGAGTGATTGCTCATATACACCGCCACCAAATCTGTTAATCACATCTCTTGTCTGTACACTAACAAATCTTCTATCTGTTTGCTCTATATTACCTTGTGCATCTACAGAGATCTTAAATGGATTACCAATCATTTCACCGAAATCAGCAGCTCCAGAGTGATAGTCATAACCTTGTAGATTATGGTATCCTTTTGTAGCTTCTGGTGCTTCAAATGAATCTAGTACTTGTTTTGCATATAACTCACCGCTGTCATCAACAGCTGTCATAACAGTTAATGTACCATGTAAACCATTCTTAGTCTGATAATTAAATAACTCAGGTTCTATAAATTTTGTTTCTCTAGGTATGTATTTACCAGTTTCTTTACTATCTTTAAATGCACCAACAGCTTCAAGTCTTTGCATCATAAACTCACGTGGTCTTTTTAAATAACCATCTTCATCTTTGACTTTAAATTCTTTCCACCATTCAATGACTTCTGGATATAATATACCACCACTACGTATATGTGCTACAGACTTTTCTAACCATAATGCTTCTCCCGGTTTTACGTTAGGATCATTAATTGAGTCAGGATCTTTCAAGTATTTCTCTGCCATATCTTGCTTCTGATATGCAAGCTTAGGAGATGTGTCTGTAATAAATGTATCAAACTCACCAGCATTAAGTCTAACATTTAGATCATTTACCTGATCGGCTATAAAAGCTAAAGGATCTAAACCTTTATCTAAATGTATTTGAAAGTCACTTTTAACACCAGCTGTTCCAAGTGCAATAGAACCACCAAGTTCCTGTTCTAACTGTTGTACAAGAAACTCATCTTCAACTGTTAGATCTTTAACTTGTTTCTGTAAATACTGAGCTACAGCTTTTCTAAGTACACTACTTTGATTGTTTATAAGATTAGCATACTTAAGTTTATTTTGTATCTGCTCATTACCTGATAGATCAAGACCAGTAAGAGCCGACTTTAACCATTCTGGTATGCTACCTTTTAGTCTGTGTCCAGCTTTATAGGAGTTAGGATCACCTGTAAACTCAGAATATAATTTATATATTTCTGTAGGTGTAGGTGTTCTATCCCGATCCATTAGCTTATCAAAGTTTCTTTTATGAACATTACGTGCATCTTGTATTTGTTTTGCGTCGTTAGATTCTTCTTCTTTATTTTGAGATCGGATTGCATCTTGTAATTGAGTTATTCGTCTTGTTACTTTACCAAAGTGTTTACTAGCTGGACTGAGTGTAGCAACATAATCTTGTATATTTTCATATACTTTACCATTTGGAAGTTTTGATGATATAGATGAACCATCTACGTATGGTAAATTATTTAAAATATCTTGACCTTGATTTACACTTAATCCACCGTTTTCTACAGCTTTAGAAACTACATCAAAGTAGAAATCCATAGCTTTAGACATCGGCTGAGGCTGATTAGAAAAATACTCAAGAGCTAGCTGTTTAATTAAACCAGTTTTTATATCTGAAAAGGTTGTAAGGTCTTGACCATTCTCTGGCTTTTTAGATATGTTACGAGCTGAGTCAAGTATCTTATTTTCAAACTGTTCTTTTCTGTAAGCTCTTCTATTCTTACTTATAGATTCACCGAGCATCCAAGTGTGCTGCTCTTCTATTTTATCTAGTTTATCGAGAATTATGTTTACATAGTTTTTCTCGTATCTTCCAGAATTTATATCATAGTCACGCTTAAGTGCATCTACATGTATCTTATTACTTATAAGACGTTTGATGAACTTTATCTGATCTATGCCGTCAATCTGGTTAGTAGACTGATCGACTTTTAAAGCATCATATACACTTCTAAAAGTAGCAGAGAGTAACGCTTTGTCATATTGATTAAAGAAAGTTTGCTGAGCAACATCTGGATTTAAGCTATCTGCTAGCTGAGCTAGAATTTCTTGAACCTCAGCTTTGGCTGGATCTTCCTCAATTTCTATTTCTTTATTTAAAATAACATTATTATAAGTATGAGCGTTCTCACCAAATTGATTTATGTTATTTCTATCAGCTCTATCAGCAGCAAGCCTTGCATCATTTTCTCTTTCTGTTGCTCGATTAGCTGCTATAGATGATGCTAAATCTCCTACTTTACCAGTTATTTCAGCGATATAAGCGAGTCTTTTATCTCTCGCTTTATATCTGTTCTCCTCTATCTTCATCATGTCATCGTAGAACTCCTTAGTGTCCACGATGTTTCTGTCTATCTCTTTATTAACTGCCTCTGTGAGGTCAGCTTCTGTGGCTAAGTAATTAGTATCACTTATGTCAGGTAACTTATCTCGAGGCGTACCTACGACGTTACCGAAGTTGTCAAATGATGATGTCATGTTAGAACTTTATTATATCTAATCCATTTGGCCCAAGACCACTTGCTATACCTACAACCTGACTAGCGACACTAAGGAATCCACTAAATCTATCAGTTGGTGACAACATTACAGGTGCTCCATATGAAGCTGGTATACCCAGTGCTTCTCTTGCTTTCGCATTTCTATTAAGGAACTTACGTCTTGCACCCTCTTGTGCATACGCCATGTTTCTACCAAAGGTTGCTTGCATTACACTGTCTACTCTTGCAGCTGTACCTAAATAATTAAGATAAGCATTTCTGCCTGCTGTTTTAGATCGACCGCCTTGGAGAGCTTTACCTCGAGCTTTGTTTCTATAAAACTTGGTAGCAGCCTGTTGAACAGCCATCCTACCTTTACCTTGAGTATACAAGGCTCTTACATAGGCATCGCTAAGATCACGACCATAACCTATGACATTTCGTTGTTGTGTTCTGGCTAGACTGGTTTCTTTGTTAAAGAACTTCAGTGCCTGTTGAGCATACACTGCATCTTTTTCTCTAGCCTTTTGTCTTTGTTGGGCTCTTAGGCCCGCATTAGCATCTACGCACACGGCAAAATTCAATAAATGTTACATTGTTCGGCCCATGTTTTAACTTACGTAAAAACTTAAAGCCAAGAAACTTTAGCAGTTTTAAATGTGCTTCGTTTCGACTGTCAACTATATTCCAAAGCAAAGGCTCTTCCCGGCTATCGACATACCGTTTTGCCTGTCTTGCAAATAAAGTTGGTTGTTCGTGGATTACATTGGTGCATAGCATCCAAATATCACCCTCTCTACCTACGCCTGCCATACCAGCAGCCTTGCCGCTAGGCGACGTAAAATAGACTGTAGAGGCCACTGTGGACATCGCTGCTAGATACGTTAGCGGATCCATTCCGTGGCCCTCTGAGATCTCTCTGAAGTCCTCTGAGCGTAAATTAGAGGCCACTTCTAGAGCAGCCTTCAAAGTTATAGGGTGAATGTATTTACTTTTTAAGGTTTTCATATATCGGTTCTAGTTTTTCTATTGTGTCTGCCATCCAAGGTTCCCATGGCATTTGCTTCATGCCCTTTTGGACATATCTTTCATACCATCTGTTGGTTTTCATTCTCCAATAGAAGTATCTGAGTTCTGTTTCTGTAAGTTGTATGTTATACACGGCGATAATATTTAGGTGAATAGTCCCCTTCCCAAGACATTGATCTTAATGTAGCTGGGGCAGGGTGTGAGGACTTGAGTTTTATCTCAACGTTTGTGTTTTTCTCGTAGACTGGGACAGTCTGTATAAACTCTTCGAGATATGGTGCATCAGATGCGTCGTACTCGTCGAGCTCTGTTGATTCGTAGATTTCTGTGTAGTCATTTTTACCAACTCGTTCAAGTGTTGTTTCGTATAGACCTATCTTACCGAAGTGAAACTTGACTCTATGTAAAACTAAAGATGAGTTTACGTCTGCTGTAGAGCGTGCACCATCTACTTTTGTAGGATAGAGTGTTGGTATCTTAACTTCGTATGGATAGATATAGCCTATGGTAAGTGTAGCACCAGACCAGTTACCGGGTAAAGTAAAACTCGTACCTGATACTGTAGCCTTGGCGTATCGACCAACTCGTGCAGAGCTGGTGTTTGTGTCAATCACAACTAGATCGTGGTTAGGTGTGGTAACTGTGTTCAACCAGCTGACACCAGTAAAGGTAGTCAGATTTGTAGTTGAGTTAAAGCTGCCACCGCTAACAGTAGTATGATTGTCCACATGTAATAAGAAGTCGACATTATCTTGTACTATGCTAGGGTCTGTTTCAGTCTGCACTAGCTTGATACTCTGTAGATAATAGTCACTATCTAAAAAGAAATACTCATCATTGATAATAAAGTGATATGTCAATGGATTGTTGAGCTTCCATTTAAACCATGCAGCCTGTGATCTTTTTTCTGCCGTTTGGAAATACTTATAACCAAAGACAGTATCTGTTCCTGTTTTACCTATCAACACAATAGAGTTTTCTCTAGAGTTAGTCATTAGGTCTATGTTCTTAGGTAGTAAGGTAGGAACAACTTTACTTACCTCGATTATGTTAGGCTCTCCTTCTCGTGCTGAGTTAGCCATCTCATTGAACCTACTAAACTTACCAGAGTTATCTATGTAAGCTACTGTAGTTCCTAGAGATATAGGAGGCATGTTTTCATTATAATTAAAGGTAGCTATACTTCTCAGTTTAGCTGTGTCAGGGTTGAATACTGTATCATCTGATGCCAGTAAGAACTGTTGGTTTGTACTAAATACAAGTAAACCAGCGTTAATTTCTATACCATCAAATAGGTCAGATGGAAACATAGATGCAGCCGATATATCTACAGGGTCAGCAACTGAAACTGTCAAAGCTGTCTCAATAAAGAAGTTAGGAGTTCCTAATGTACCCGGCCTTGATGTTACTACATTCTCGCCTGCTAAAAATGCTAGCCTGTTACGAAAGAATAGAACCTTGTTAATACGTTTACCTACAAATGATGGCATAGGATTAGTAAAGGTATCACCGACATCCCGCACACCATATGTAAACTGTTTGACAGTAAATGTAGTTGCAGCTGTACGCTGTATAACTAATGGCATGTTAGTCAGGGTTGTAGTAATACCTGACTTTGCACACTCAGTCCAAGAACCATTACCATCTTTGTCATTTTGACCTTCAAACTTTAGATAATAGTCATCTTCTTCCGATCGTAAAGCATTTGCCACTCTAACAATATACCCATGTTTGCATTGATTAGGTAAGTTTTGTACATCATTGACAGAGCTTTGCATAACTCTCATCAAATCATTTTCAACTACATTAACAGTAAAGGCATTGTTACTAAAAATGTATATACCTGTACCTATGACTTTACAACTGACTCCTGATATAGCATCTATTTCTGCTTTCAGTCCACCTAGAATTGTATCTGCTGTTACAGCTGTTTGTGCATCAAACGGTGTAGGTTCTGGTCTAATCAACCCGTCACCACTACTACTTACTGTGGCGTTAACCTCTGTAGTTTCTATCTCTTCTACACGTATAGTATAAGTAGCATTATTACCACCAGATGCACCGCCTTGAGCTGAGTCTAGGGTTACTGTTACAGTGTCACCTACTTGCCAACCCTCACCACCATGCAGCAAGACTACTTCTCTTTGGTAGCTACATCTATAATTTTGACCATCTGCTCCGTTAGAAAAATTCTGTGAGTCGTAGTTAGGACTTACACCTTGTTGTCCTAAAATGTTAAGTCTAAATATTAAATTTTTCTTTGAGCCTGAGTCGACACTAAATACTTGTGTACCGATTCCGGGGCATGTGCCTGTACCATCGCCTTCATCAAGTGTGTCACTTTGTATTTTAATACGTGTAGCACGACTGAGGCTTGTAACAGCAGCTGTACTAAATATATCAAGTCCATATTGTCTTCCGTTTTCTGTTCGTAGTAATTCTAACATCGCAAAGTGTGGGTCAGGTGGGGCTTGTGACGAGCCTGTCTCACCAACTAGAGTATTAGAATTAGAAGAGTCCCTACTGTTAACAAATGTAGTATCATTGATAGTAAGGAACTGTAAGTTTTCTGGGTCACTTGTTGCTAGATAGTTTTGTATAGCTGTCTGTCCACCTGTGCCGTATGCTGTAGTCATCTGTTGTCCATCACTACAACGCCATACACGCACCTGACCGTCAGCAGCTACTTGTCCTATATAAGATCCCTCTGTCTCATCACGAAAGTAATGAAACCAAGACCCACCGCTTTGTACATTGGTAAGTGCATCGGTTCCAATTCTTTTAGCACCCGGTCTTTTGAAAAGTCCATTAGTAACATCTGGTATAGCGTTTACTATGTCTGTGACTTGGCCGGGGAACTTTAGGTTGTCAGGCTGTTCTGACATGCCTAGTGAGAACTGAGGGATAGTTTGTGTTACGCTTGCCATTATCTCCTTAGATTTCTGAATGGTTGATATGTTTGATATGCAGTACCTTCTGGGAATCCCATCATGCTGTAGTCAGCTTGGTTGCACTCATATTCTTGTAGAGCTGCTCGAGCTAGACTAGCCTGATTAGTCAGTAATCTAACAAGATTTGGGTTTGCAACTAACTGTGTAGCTGCTGCGGTCATCGCTCTGTATGTAATAAATCGTCTAAAGATTATAGGTAGATCTTCAAACGCATATAATCTGACAACATCAAGATCTACGTCCCCATCAAACTCATCTGTATGATCTATTTTGTCGTACAAAAATCCATTACGACGTACGAGATTATGATGTCTGCGAGCTTGATTATCGTGTAAATCCATAGAAAGTATATCATTACCTATTGCAATCTTCTTGTTTGCATCAGGTGTAAACTTTACATGATATTCTGTGTTAAAATGCCACCCCTCTGCCTGCGTGTCTACGTTGGCATCACGGAG